GTAACTATGAAAAGTTGTGCAAAGACAATGGTATCACACCACCTGATGTAGACAGTAAAGCTATCTATGAAATGCTTGCTAAGACAAACGATTATCAAAGTCTTGGTATGCACGGTGGTACTATCAATGCAGTGTGGACTGAACGTGATGGTAAGTTGTATGTATACAGAAGAAACAACCCGTTGTTTATGTTAGACACAGGTAGTGGTGTATACTTTTCATCTCTTGAAGAAGGTCTACTAGACATAGCTGATGGTAATGAAGTGGTAGAAGTTCCTAAGAACAAGTTACTTGTATACAATCAAGGTGTTTGTGATGTTGAGCTAGACATTCCTGTTACATACGTTGAGACTGTTGGCAAGAAAGTTATGAACTGGAATGACTACAAGGAAGACGACACAAAAGCTACTACATACAATGCAGGGTATTGGACTGACAGTTATGCTAAAGCACCTGTAAGGGATGAACCTGAACATATCACTACTATACGAACACAAATTAACATTTGTGAAATGATATACTGGGAAGCCGACCACTTCTTTGAGAAATTTGAGCTCGAGTGTATTGATTTGTTACGCGTTAAACTAGAGGAAGAACTAGAAGCAGAGCTGGAACAAATTCAATACGAAGAGATTATGAAATCCAATCAATTAACAGCACCGTTTTAATGCACAGTAATCTTGAAAAGAACCTTGTCTTTGTATCTGATAGTCAGTACATTGACGAGGTCCTTACCCTAACACGTAGGTTAAGAGAGCGTTCTAACAACAAGCTAGATGTTGATATAGTTATTAACAAACTTGTAAACATTAAGAAGTTATGCCAGAAGAAATAGACGTAACTAATATTATCGGTGAGCAATCTACCGATGAATCAGTGGACATGACATCATTTGATGATGCAACACAGGAAAGTACTATGTGTACTATTACTGTAGATGGTACTGAAATAGAAGTTGAGCGAAGATTTACTTACAGAAATGAAGGTAATGAGCTTGATGAAGATATGTTCACTAAAGATGACATGATTGAGTTTGCTAGAGAGCAT